TTACCATTGTTAATTGCTATAAACATGCTAACGGCTGGTAGACCACTTGTAGTAGCTCTTAATTCTACATCAGCTGTAATTCTTCCAATAACACTTACATTATTCATCTGATTCACTTCCTTTTTTTTCTTCTAATTCTTTTTCTTCAAAGTATTTAATAGCTTTTACTTTTTCTTTTTCATATAATTGGTTGGCATAATCATAAATAATATTCTTTACTTCTGTTTTAGACATATTCTCTGGGATTTCATTCTCATAGATTTTTCTATCTAACCACTTATCATAAGGTGTAGTTATTAAATCATTAGTTTTTTCATCTCTACTAACACTTACTTCATTACTCCATGTTTTAATGACTTTATCGGCTAATTGACTTTTACCATAATCAATTATTTTTAAGTCTAATTCACTTATTTTTTTGTTATCTTTAGCACAACATGTTTTAAGTTTTTCATTTTCTTCATAATATCTTTCTAAGTATTCATTTCTTACTTTTAGATTTACATTTTCATCAAAGACATTATTGATAGCTATAATTAAATCATTTCTCATCATTTTATTTTTCCTCCTTTGGTAGAGTTATTTTTACATAACCTTTTTTACCTTTTTTTATAACTTTTCTAGTTCCTTTATATTCAGCTAATTTATTAGTATATTGTTCGTGTAATTCTGTATTTTCAGCTATGAACTTATCCTCATCATAATATTCTTCTTCAACTTCTTTATCTGGAGTATCTAATACTAAAGTTATTTGAGTTCCATTAGGAGTTGTCCATTTCTTTAACCCTTGATTTTCCATAGCTGTTTTTAATTCAGCTTTAGCTTTATCATATTTTTCTTGAATAGCCTTATAAGTTGCTAATTCATTTTCTAAAGCTACTACTTGTTCAGCTAGTCCTTTAATATCTACTGGAAGTAAATCTTCTTCTGTAATTAGTGGGTTTTCTTTAACTTTTTCTAAATCAATTCTAAATTGTTCTACAGCTTTATTTATTTCATCAACTAAGTCTTTGTAATTATCAATACTGATTCCAAACTCTTGAAGTCTTTTTTCATCAAACTCTTCACTAAAATCTTCTGGTCTATTATATACAGCAAGTAATCCGCTAGTCTTTTTAGTATGATACATATAGAATAGTAATTGAACTAAATAAACTTTATAATCATTAACTTCTTTATGTATTTGTGAGGTAGTTTTAATTTCTAGTATTGAACTACTACACTCTCCATCTGTATGGATTCTAATATCATCAATGATATGTTTACCCTCTTCATACTTTTTACCTAAAGATTTATTTATATGTTCTCTGATTTTTGGTTCCATTTTATTACCATATTCTGTATATTCATTACCATCAAAGTCATTATCTTTTAATTCAGCTTTTTCTAGTAATAAATCAAATCTAGTTTTAAATGGTGAGATACCCATAATTATTGGAATATCAGAACCACCTATATATTTCTCTCTGTCTTCTTTAACTGACTTTTGCATTAATTACTCTCCTCTCTTAGCTTTTATAATTTCTAAGGCTTTTTTAAAGTCCTCATTAGTAGACTTAGTATTTAATTTATAAGCCTTTGCTATTTCTCTTAAATCTAACTTATTTTCAGCAATATATTTTTTAAGTTCTTCTTTATAATCAAGATTATCTATTTGAATTTCTGGTTCATCATCTTTTTTAGTAAACTCATCAGCCTCACTATCAGAGTAGATTCCATATTGAGCTACACCAGAGTTTTTTAAGATAACTCTATCAATAAGTCGTTTTAAAGCCATTGCATAAGGATAAGCATTCATACAATTAGTTTTACTTAATTCTCCTACTTCATATATTCCTTGTTCTGGGCAACTATATGTGTATACAAGTGAATTAGCATATCCATCTTTATCAAGTGTTATACACTCTGGTTTATATTGTTTTTCTTTTTCTAAAGCATCATTTATTTTAAGACAACCATTGTGTGAAATAATTAAACCAGTATAAGCCATTTTTCCACTTTTGGTTGCATTCATCAAAATCCAAAAGTCAGCCTCTTCTAAGTTGTATTTTCCATATTCTATTAGTTCTATTGCTTTATTCCTTGCTGATGTATATTTGTTAGTAAATACTACTGGTAGATTTTTACCAGCTTTAGCATAATATTCCTCGGCTTTCTCACCAAAGCTATATTTTTTAGTTTCTTTTTTAGCTACCGCCATTATTTATTTCCTCCCTTATTTTTGTTTTTATTTTTCATTAGCTCTTTATTTTCATTTCTTAATTGTTCATTTTTCTCTTTTAAACGAGCTATAGTTTTCTTTTGAGATTCAACCTTTTCTTTATCTCTGATAACTTCAAAGAACTCTTCAACTATCTTACTTTCTAAAAGGTCTTTATAATAATCTCTTTCACCCTCTAAGGTATTGCACTTTTTTCTTAGTTCGTGATGTTCAATATTTAGTAGTCTTGTTAATTTCATTCCTTACCCTCCTATTAATTTTCTATCTTGATATTCAAGTGGAGTTCTATATTGTAAAATATCTTTTAAAAAGTCCTCTGGAAAACCAATAACTCTATACCAGTCAATTAAATCTTTAAAATATTTTTTTCTATCAGTTGGTATATTTTTACTTTTTTCCACAAAGTTTAGTAAGTAAACTGGTATTTGATTTTTATACTCTTCCATTAACTCAGCACAAGTAGGAAAATATTTGCACTTAATTCCTACTGACTTAATAGCCATGTAGAATATATCTCTATCAGCTTTCATAAAAGCCTCATACCATGTCATAAGCTGATCTTCATTCATATCTTTTAAATAGTAGTTTGTTAATTTTTTCATTCCTTTTAAGAACTCTAACCTATCCATAACTTCCATTAGCTTTTCTCCTTTTCTCTTCCTCAATAGCTCTATCTATCTCGGACATTGATATATCTTTTAAAGTTTTTGGTTTATTACTAGGTATTCTGTTTTTATAACTTTCAAACTTAGTTCCAAATAATGTTTCTGGTCTTAAATATCTACTCATTTTTTCATCACCTAGCCACTCAGCTGTCATATTATCTATTACCTTATAAAAATCTTCTAAGGTGTATTTTTCATTAAACCTTGCTTTAATATGCTTTCTAGTCTCTTTAGAAGAACTTCTATAATTAGAGCCTATTTTCAAATTGAGATAACTTATTATTTCTTCATAAGGAACATTGTCAGTTATTATTTCTGGTTGTTCTTCCTCTTCTTTTTCTTCTTCCCCTATAACCCTAATATCTTTTTTATTACTATCTTGATTATGATTAGTGATATGTGATATATGAATATGATTATGATTATTCATGTTGTTTTCGGTTGTTTTTTCAACCGATTGGTTGTTTTCGGTTGTTTTTGCTTTTTCTTCTATCTCTCCTAGTTCACTAGTGTCGTTGGTAGAATCTTTTTTAGCATTATTATTACCTTTTGGAGCTCCACCTCTTGAACCATTAGCTCTATTGGTTTCACACCTTTTTTTGTAATTTTCTTCATTCTTATCAATATCATCTTTTATTGGAAGAAAAATTATTTTTAAATATCCATCTAGTTGACTTTCTCCAGTATTAGCATAATTGAATATTCCTTTTATAAGTTTTCCAGCATCTTCATTTGAAAGTTCATTAAAAACTTTAGACTGATTCTTTTTTAATAAAAAGTTATCTTTCACAAAGACTAAACTCCTAAATAGTCAGCAACTTCTTTACTACCATGACATACTTTAATTAGTCCACCAGTACATGTATACTCACCAACTGGTGTAGTGTATGTTTTAGGTTCTCCTATGAAAATGAACTTGAATATACTAATTAACCCTACTATAAATACAAATAATATTAAGACTAACTCTATCCACTCCTTTACATCTAAACTTTTAAAGAACTTTTTCCAATTTAACTTTCTCATATTGATCCTCCTATTTTTTCAATTTTGTATGTTATTCTAACTTTTTCTTGCTTTTGAAATAATTCAATTAACCTTTTCAAAATATCTTCATTAGAATAATTAGATTTAGTAGTTTTTCGATTTTCCATTCCACATGCTCCTATTCTTGTCCAGTTTGGTTTTTCCCAACTTTTTGAGTAAAAAAATATAATTGAATATCGTTTTCTGCTACATTTAAACTCAATATTTCAATAGAGTCATAAATCTCATCTTGATTAAAAGCAACTTTATTATTTAATTTTTTGAATAATGTTGTTTCGGATATTCCTAATTCTTTAGCATAATTCTTGAGACTTCCAAGCTTTTCAATTATTCTTCCTCTTAATTTTGAGTAGTCATAATTTCTTTTCATTTTTGCACCTCCTCATTACATTTATCGGTTTGGATTTTCCAAACCTATATTAATCTTACAGCATAATTTTTATTTAGTCAATAGAAAAGTTTATTTTTTCCAAACTTTTTTATTTTTTTATATAATTTATGTTGTTTTTTCCCAACTATTCTAGTATAATTTATATTGGAGGAGCTGATAAAATGTTAGTAGATACTTTTTCTAATAGGCTTAATAAAATAATGAATATTAGAAATATTAAGCCAATAGAATTGTCAAATAAAACTGGTATTGCAAAATCACAAATTAGTCATTGGCTTGCTGGAACATATAAAGCTAAGCAAGATTCTCTTACAATTCTAGCTGAGTTTTTTGATGTAGATGAAACATGGCTAATGGGTTTCGATGTACCTATGAAAAGTGAAAGAAAAAAATTATCTCAAGAAGAAGAATTAGAATTATTAAAAGATGTATTAACAAGAAAAGGTTTTTTAGATAAAGATGAAAAAATTAGTGAGGAAGATTTTAATAAATTAATTGAGTTTGCTAAAGCTAATAAAAACTTTATAATGAATAAAAAATAGAATATCTCTATATGAAATATTCTAAATAATATAAATATAAAATAATATCTATATCCAGATCTTTAAGATCACTACATAATAACTCAATTCCCATTTTATCCCCCTCTCGAGCTTATAAAAGCTTTCTGATATTTTACCAGTTAGGAGGAATGATATATATAAATAATAAATATATTTCTAATATTTCTAATAAAATACATAATTTTATTGGAAATAACAAAGACTATGAACATCTTGATTTAGATTCTATTTTCTATAATTGCGAAGATATCCAATTCTTGAAAGTTCATAAAAAATTAAACACTTATGTTTATTTAAAACTAAAAAGACATGATTTCAGTGAAAATGACATAATGTGGAGTATTTACAATGAAGTTAAATCTCAATGTGAAATAGAAAAAGATTATTGTCTACTTTCTGGTATATTAAGTAAAATGAGTATTCTATTAGCAAGAGAAAATAATAAAAGAGCTATAGATTTCTTTTATCCTAGTCTATACTGTTATGGATACTGGGTATTGAATATTAGAAAAGATAACAACATTAATTTTGGAACAACTAGATTACGAGACTTAAAAACACTTCTTGAAAAAAGTAAAAGAAAATATAATACATCTGATTTTAAAAATAGCATTATGGAGTTAATACCAATTTGCTATGATGAAAAAACTTTTTTAAAAATATCTAAAATTATTCAAGATAATTTATAAAAAAAAGAACCCCTAGAGGTGCAACTCTAAGGGTTGGAATGAAAAACCCAAAGACTACTAAATCTAAACAAAAATAAGGATCAGCCTATAATTGTATATGAGTTTTTCACATATGATTATAGCACGGATACCTAAAAATATCAATAAAATGAGGTGCTATAAATGACAAAAAATGATGAAATTATTAAGGTAGCTCTGTATATCAGAGTATCTACTGATGAACAAGCTAAACATGGTTATTCTTTAGATAGTCAAAAACAAAGGTTAGAGGCTTATTCTAAAGAAAAAGGATATAAAATATATAAGATATATGCTGATGAGGGAAAATCAGCTAGAAGTAATTTATCAGCTAGAAAAGAGTTATTAAAGCTATTGGATGATGTTAGAGAACATAAAGTTGATAGAATTATATTTTGGAGACTTGATAGATGGTTTAGAAATATTCAAGACTACTATAAAGTTCAAGAAATACTTAATAAAAATAATGTAGACTGGGAATGTACTGATGAAGAATATAACACTACTACCTCTAATGGTAGATTATATCTAAATATAAAACTATCTATAGCTCAAAATGAATCAGACCAAACTGGAGATAGAATTAGATTTAACTTTGAAAGTATGATAAAAAATAAAAAAGCTATAATAGGGACTAGGAATTGTCCTATAGGATACAAAGTTGAAGGAACTACTAAAAATAAATACATAGTTAAGAATCCAGATGATGAACCATTTATAAATGATCTGTTCTCTACTTATCTTGATACCATGAGTATTAATGCTACTACAAAGTTTTTATCTGAGAAATATCCTAATTACCATTTTGTTTATAGAAGTATTAGAAATATATTAACTAACCCACTCTTTTATGGTTGCTATAGAGATGTAGAAGACTATTGTGAACCATATTTAACAAAAAAAGAATGGGACAATATTCAAAATATATTAAAATCAAAAAATCAAAAATGCAAAACTGGAAAAGTTAGGGATTATATATTTACTGGTCTACTCACTTGTCCAGAATGTGGAAGAAGATTAGGAGCTAATGGTAGTGTTAGAACAAGACCTAATGGTGAAACTTATACTAGAGCCAATTATAGATGTCCTAAACATTGGACTGATGGACAATGTTCTAATAAAAGAGTTCTACAAGAAAATATGATAGAAGAATGGCTATTAGAAAATTATAAACAGCTTTTACAAGAATATATCTATAAAGTAGATGAGGTTAAAGAAGAAATAGCAAAAACAGATAACTCTACAAAAATTAAAAAATTAGAAGATAAACTTAGCCGACTTAATGAGTTA